AAGGTGTGCTTTTCGACGGACAGATCTACTACGCCCAACCTAGTAGTGACTACTCTAGTTGCCGAGGACAGGTGCTCGAAGCCAAGGTCACCCCTCATGAAGTTGTTGCTGGGCCAAACGGTGACATCGGTGAGCAGAGAAATGCTCTCGATGCCACACGTGGTGTCACATACAACTGCCAAGGGTATGACTTCAACACATTCTTCGCACACTATTTCACAGAACACTGTGGAATCAAGAACAACCAGTGCCCCAAGACTGGTTGTCAATGGGCAAATCTCATGCCGCCACTCCGCATTCATGCGGATGGTGATGGGTGCAAACCGCAAGGCATGTACGATCAGGAAGCAATCGACCGCGTCCCGATCTTCGAGCAAAACCGCATTGAAGTTGTCAATGCCGAAGGTGACTTCCTGCAATGGGCTCTTATGCTCAAAGACAAAGCAGGCATTACGACCCACCATGTCGGCCAAGACTTCTCGGTGCGTGTTGATGGCACGATTTACCCAGTCAAGATTCTACAACAAGACAGACACAACGACATCCAATCATTTACCATTGAAGCACCACAACTCAATGCGTTTCCCTCGTTGCTTCATCACATCCCCTCACGCCAAGAAATGGCTGCACACTACGCCAACAAGGACTGCGAACTACACATTCTCCTCCCCCTTGTCATTCGCAGCACCCTCGTCACACAAATTTGCTCAGGCAAAATCCACACGCAAATGGTCGCCAGAATTGGTGACCATGGTCGCCTTGATTACGTCCAGAAAATGGGACAATTAGGCACTAGCGGAGTGTCTCGTGAAGGAGATTGTGGGTCGCCCGTTATTCTCGTGGCACCACAAATGCAAAAGAAGCTCGCGGGTATTCATATCCGTGGCTCTGGCTCCAAATCTATCGGAGCAATGATCACGTCCGAATACGTTTCGGAACTCCTCACAGTCCCAGAGAGTAAGGATGGAACCGGTGCACAATCGAAAACAATTCGACACCCTCACATTCATTACAGTCACGACTACTCAGACGAAGATGACGGAACACATCCCCAATTCCGACACGTAGGCTACTCGACAGTACGTGTTCACGTACCTCGTTCCACTACGAAGTATCGCACAGGCTTCGAGTGGCGTGATTCGTTCTACCTCAAGGACATGCAAACAGAACCGAGCATCATTTCCTTTAAGGATCCACGCTCGCCTGCAGGACGTGACCTCTTCGAAGAAGCGCTTATGCGATATGCCGGATCTGATCCGGACATTGATCCCGAAGAGATTACTGTTGCTGTGGAAGACATTGCACAGTACTTGGTGACGAAACTCATGTCGAAGAACAAGACGCTCCGTCTCTTTACTACCACGGAAGCGATCAACACTCCTCCCGCAGCCGAATATCCAGGCGCCAAACCTGTCGATCGGTCGGGATCTGTCGGATTCCCATACGCACAACTCAACACATCACGCGCATCCAAAGGACACTACCTCGAACAAAACCCCAACAATCTCCAATGGTACTTCAAGAAAGAGAAGGATGCCCAAGAGATCTGCTCAGACGTCAACGTCCTCATCACGCGAGGAAAAGAAGGTGTGCACGTCCACCAACCGTGGGTTGCATACTTGAAAGATGAAGCAGTCAAACTGAAGAAAATCTACGAACCAGAAAAGGTTAAGACCCGTATGTTCTTCAGCGGCACCTTTGCGTACTACCTCGCATACCGCCGAGCATTCGGAGCAGCAATGTTCCGCCTCACGGAGAT